CGCTGCTGTATTTTCCTGAAGCATCAATAACTTCAAAGTTTCTGCTAATACCGCTAGAAGTTCTGTTGATCGATTTGATCTTAAGAATATTTTGACTGGTTGCTAACGGAGCAAGATTATAATCTTCTCCAGTTATCATTCTATTCTGTGTATAGAATAGAGCAGGAGCATTTGCTCGTATGCTGTCTGTACTTTCTGACGATGCAGAAGAAGTGACAGTATACTGTAGGCCAAGATTTACAGTGATTGTATGTCTAACACCTTGCTTGTTGTAATAAGGAATAGCAATGCTGATTCCTTTCATCTCGTTTGGATAGATTGTATACGACAAACCATTACTGACTCTATAATAGAAACGGAAACTTCCTTGTGGTAGATTTCCATACACTCCATCTGAAAACTCTAGATCAACCTGATCATTTTCTTTAGTAACGACTGAGTAGATGTTACGTATATTTTTATCGATACTATTATAGATAATATTGTTGCCTAATAGATCTGAAACCTTAGTCCATTGATTTTGTTGTACTCCTGCCGAACTTAAAGAAAATAACCAAACATCATCATTATTGATGTTCTGTGCTCCAACGCTGATAGTTTCGTTAGTGGTAGGAATGTCAACAGTGAAATCTGCAAACTCGAGACTTCCCTGTTTAAACATTAAAAAGAATCCTGTATTAGGACTTGCTGGACCTTTACCGTCATTCTTATAAATGAATCCTAGTTGGTTAGCAGGAACTGGAGCTTCTTCATAGAATACTGTGCTATTTGAAAAACTTGTAGACACGATTTCAAAACTCATACCTCGACCACTAACTGTTTTAGAATAAGAATAGATAGGAACGTCTGCTGATGTGGTTTTAAAACGATATTGTTCAGTAGGAATACCTTGTATGGTGCTTGTTCCTTGGCTACGACCAAACTGTGTGTTATCAGCCATCGCAGCGTTTAATACAACAATAAACTGTTCTAACCAGTTGGTGTTGGTTGGATCATTCCATTGGATGATCTGATTAGCAAGATTCTTACCATTGCCGTCAAGCAAGGATTCAGTAGTACTGACTGAAGTAAACTTTAAAAGTCCTTGTGCAGGAACGTTTCTTTTAGCATTATAAGAAAGCATACGAGCTAGTCTTAAAACACTGTCTCTTCGTTCTGCTAGATCAATAAAGTTTTCACGACTGGCCAGATCAACCCTAAACGCTAGGCTCTGTCCCAAGAACGCAACAGCGTCAATGAGGGCCATGTATTCAGAACTTTCAATATAGTCATTGAAATCTTCTGGGTAGTTCTGCCTTAGATATGTGATGATAACCCTACGTAAGTTTTCAAAATCGTAGGATTTGAAATCAGCATTTTTAAATGTCTGATAAATCCTTTTCCAATCTTGATTTAAAATCAGGTTATTCTGTCTAGAAGTCGTGGTCATTGTGTTTTCCTATATGATATTTACCTTAGAAAATTAAGTGGTCACTTTATTATCGCGTTCCTTCGGTCAAAGTCAAAGGTCATCCTTTCATTGATATTGAAAGGAATATAAACAAGATCTGCTTCTATCCTTATTCCTTGATCTGTGCTGTCTACTGTTACTGCCGTGACAGAAATCCTAGGATCATAGTTGACGATATCCTCAACATCCTTGGCTATCAATCGTTTAACTTCTTGTGTAAAAGGTTCAAACAACAGATCCCAAATGATAGTTCCGAAATCAGGATTTTCTAATTTTTCTCCCTTACGAATATGGAAATGGTTGATTATATCTTGCTTGACTAAATCTATATCGTAGAGCTTATAGTTTCTAGCAGATTCCTGAGAGTTAAACCCTCTATAGGTAAAAGATCTAGATCCTTCGGATCCTACAGATGCCTTATTTGCTGCTACAACTTGATTGTTATAAAGTTTTTTAGTTGCTAATCCCATTAATCTGTCTCCCTATCCAACTTATCGGAATCTAGTAAAGTCGGAGCAAAATGCTCATGCAATGGCCAAGGTTCGTGTTGAGGAACTCGTTTTAGAATACTCTTGAACTCTCCTGCCTGATATTTTTTAGGATTCCACCCCACTTCAGTACTTACACTTATATTTGATCTTAGTGCTAATGGTGTAACAAACGCTGCTGTTTCTGCAGGGGCAGCTACAACACTGCTATTCATATAGATCTTTTCTGCGCTTTCAATATGATTACTGCCGCTGCCTATATTAGTAGATCCTCCAGCGGTAAATTTATTGTCTATATTTGTGTTAAGATTAAATGTTCCGTGAGTAGATATTTTATTATCTTTGCCTACAAGAAGATTGTAATCGTTACCAACTGTGATCTTAGCATCGTTTGCTACTAAAAAATTTAAATCAGTCGCAACTTCAACCTGCCAGCGGCCGCTTTCTGCTTTCATATTAATATTGCGACCAGCTTCCATGTTTATATCTCTAGCTGCTTTAAGATTAAAATCTGCCTCAGTGTGTATACTGACGCAGTCAGAAGCATAGATATCTATCTTTCCCATGGATGTCATTTCTATCCATGTAGTACCTTGACTGTTGGCAATGTAGATTAAATCTTCGCTGTTATGCATCAACAACTGATGACCTGTTCTAGTTCTAATCCTAAAATATTCATTGTAAGGAATGTCAGGTTGATAATCTTTGGTTGTCTTGGCTGTGGTAATATCTACATATTCAACAGGACCTTCATCGGCTGGTTTTTTTCTATGGTAACGATCATCTCCGTCATCCATGGTAATAGTAGTTCCACCAAGACGACTTACCGGAACTGGATTGGTTGTTTCATCTTGTATTCTACCAATCTTAGCCTTCTTGGCATTTTCTCTCCTATCTAACGGTCCTGGTGTACTGATTCCAAATACCGAACTCGGAGCTTCTCTTCTAGATGTTGAAGTCGTAACTCCTCTAACATCGTCTTCTAAAAGTCCTTGTTGTAAGAAGGCGTCAGCAATAGGGTGTACTGGTTTTTTTATCTTATCCGTATCGATCTGTGTTTCATCGCCTTCATTAGGATTACCGTTGAGACGTTTGTTAACTTCACCAACTGGCAAAGGCATCTTGGTATTATATTTCTTTTTATCTTCTTCTGTGAGTTCTACTTCAGTAGTACCACCTATAGACGGAACCATATTATTAGCAAAGCGTGGCGGTATGCATCCAAACCAATAACCTTGGCTAGGATCTCCATCAACAAAACAAACCATAACTGTTACACCAACATCTGGTGGAACAAACCACATTCCGTAAGATTTCTGTGTATCATTGAAATCTGCTTTGTTATTTCCCATGAACTCAAAGCCAGTATAACCAAAGAATGGACTACAATACCTTACAGTGTATGTTTGATTTTCGTCGGCTACTGTATTACCTTGCTGTCTTAAGAGCGTGACTTCTAGATCACCCATAAAACTAGGGTCAAGATGATCTACCACTCTAGCAAGATAAGGTCCTGCTCCGATGTCTTTTGACTGTTGTAAATCTTCTGTTGGTCTAGATAATGTTGCCATGTTTTTCCTTTATTATGCCACTTGTGTTTCGCCGTTTTCTGAAGGTTGATCCGCTACTTCACCTGCATCGCCAAGGTCTTTAGCTGGTTTGACTGGTTCTTTAGTTTCAATAGCAAACTTACTACCGCCTGGAGCAGGTGTGTTAGGTTTGCCGTAATCTGATGCTTGTCCAGGCATCCTTACGCACTTTAATTTTTGTTTGAAAACACCATCATTAAAAATATTTTCACACATTATTACTCGATAGATTCCACCAAACGGACTGCTCGCAGTTTTGCCATTAGGAAAGTTATATAATCCATTACCATCTATCAGTCCTTCGTTAATATCAATAGGAGATCTAAAACCTATATGTATGTAAACATCATTTCCTTCATAGTGAGCCGTACCGTCTTTAGTAATCTGACTCACTCCGCCACCGCCAACCGGCTGAGCAAAATAATTCCCCATTCCGCTGTCAATCATCCAATAAGGGTCGCCTAGAGTTTCTAGATCTATAGTGACCATGTCTGCGCTGCTGCCTTTAACGAATGCGCTATGGAAAGCTTCTGCAACTTCTTTTTCAGTCGAAGTTCCTGAAGAACCGCCTTTAAACTTACTGATCAAATCTGGATCTCTAAATGGTCTAGCTCTACCCGTATTAGCTGTCAACCCGGCTTTGTCTGCATCACCCGATCCAGTTTCTGTTTTCTTAGGAAGATTTTCAGCTGTTCCTTGCCCGTCTGGCGATGCCTGTTTGCCTGCTTTAGCTTCGGCACTAGGGTTCACACCTGCATAGAACAGATTGTTAATATTAATATCAAACTTGAGAATGTCTACGTTCTTGCCAGTGTAGATATAGTTGTAGGACTTGCATATTTTTGTAGCTAAGTCTCCGTATCCTTCGGGACTAGCTGTTGCTGCACTGAAAACGCTTTCGTGAACTAAAAAAGGAACTACTCTAAAAATTATCTTTCTAGCATAGTCACCTGTTAATGAATCAAACTTGTCTTGTTGAAACATTATTTGTATATCAAGTTTAAACCATTTGATAAAACCGTTAGTGACATTTTCTTTTTTAAGAGCATTCATGCCATAGTCAGAGCTAACAATGACTTGATTGATAATAGATGTCAGCGATTGTGATTGAGAAAACTGGAAGGTCCTGCTCTTAGGATCTATCGCCATTTTATCTCGTTTCACTATACCAGTTTTTTCATCTCTCACATCACCATTGCGCTTTGGTACAAATGTTCCCCCAGAACTCTGAGAAAACCCAAAACTTGATTTTCCTATAGGATTGTTTCCATAGTTTCCTGCACCACCTAGGTTAGGAGCAAGGTTAGTTCCTAAGATAGTTTTTTTCTCAGCAGCATTAGGATTTACTGTGGCTTTCTTTTCTTCTAGGGGCGGATTCCCTGTAAACATCTCATAAGTGTTATCAGGAAACTGTATTTCATACACGTCCGGAAATAAAATCTTCTTTTCTTCTACTAGACGTTTTTCATTTTCATTGATAGTTCTACATAGACTCTTTTCACCGGTCACTAAAAGATCACCAACTGTTCCTGGTTCAAAGCCGCCTTCGGCTGTACCTTTACCTGTAGTTCCAGATATCGATATGTCTGTGTAGGTAATGTTTGTAGCATCAGCAAACCCTTGATGGTTCCATGGGATTCCTTCTACTTTATATGTGCTGCCGCCTTCATTGACGCTAAACTTACAACTAACTAGTTTTAGTGTAAAGAATTTAGGTTTTACAGCGGTATAGATATTTCCAACATCATCATAACCTTGGATGTCTAATCTTAAAACAAATGGAGCATTTTGTAGATAGTTTACATAGCCTGCGTTGACTGCTGCTACCTGCATACTTTGTAACAGTAATCCCATACTGTAAGGTTCATAAATGTCAAAACTAAACTTAATAGCATTGCTGTTCCCTGTCTGCGTATTTGCAGAAATAACAGCATTCATAGAAAAGTTGTTGACAAAAAATTCAGGCGATCCGTATGCGGTTTTTACTCTGTTTGAATCAAATCTTCCTGCAGACGAAAATACAACATATTTTAAATCGTTGGGACTATTTCTGTAAGATGCAGGATTATTAAACTGTGCAGGGGTTAGACAAGCCAGTGTCCAAAGAGGAGCATATGATGCATATTTTTCCAAAGGGTTAGGTATAACATTTGTTAACTGAGCTTCTATATTTGCACTAGTCTTTGTGGTATCTTGTAGTAAACTGCTGGCTCCTCCTACTATAGAATCTATAGCTCTAGCAGGATTTAAAAATGTCGAACGTAGAGCCGAGCCTGCGTTGAGTGCATTTCCAACAACATTCTGTACTATGTTAGTACCGTCGGGCTTACGAATAGCATCTGTAATAGAATCAAACCAGGCCATATTAAACTCCTAGAAACTTTTGTAGATTACTTTTCTTAGGAATATAAATGGTCACTCCTGGTTCAAAGTCATAGATAGGATCTCTAATAACATTCATATTCCTTTGAACAAACACCCACCATAGTTTAGATGTTCCATAAAGATCATAGGCAAGAAGATCTGGCCTATGCTTATATTGATTTTCTATAGTATATTTGAAATCATCTGGTTCTGCAGGAACTGGACGAATAGTTAACAACTCCATGTACAGGTTGTTAATATTTGTACTAGCCCACGGAGATGTTTCAGGATATAGTTCTGACATATTAAATGAATCCTACCGTAGAGTTACCAGCACGACGACCTCTTGAATAATCTTCAAGACTGAACTGACGCAATCTCGATCTGTTGTAGATTGGTGATACTGTTACACTTATAGTGCTTAATACAGGAACCCACGTTCTTGTTCCAAAGCTATCACAAAGTATGTAGTTAACGTCATCTTTTAAATCAACAGTAAATGATTTTATAATAACCGGAACGTTGTCAAACACACTAGCACCGTAGCCTGTTAGATTACAAATGATCGGTGGGTTCCCTGCGTTTTCGCCAGTACCAAAAAACATCTTTGTAGCTGTCTTAAAAAATGTAGTTGCCGCTATCCAATATGCGCCATCTGTTGCTGTTTCGCAGGTAAAGTCGCCTGAAATCTGTATATCTTCTATTGTACTATTCTTATAAGAATAAAACTTATAGTTGCTGTGTACGGGATCGATTTCTGTGTAGTTTGATTTAGTAGTAATGTTTATAGATGGGTTGTAAGGCCAGACAACACCACCTGTATTTTCTAAAAGACCAAACATTGGCGATTTAAACATACTCCATTGTGCGTTTATCCTAACACGCCAATCATCAGGTGCTCCTGGATTCAACTTAATAGCTGTTCCTTGTTTTGCAAAAAGCTCTCCACCAGCAGGAAGATTGATGCCTCTTCCTAGACTAAGTAAGTTATTAAGCATACCTGCTGCAGAACTAATAGTACCCGCCAATCCCATTAAACCACCTGCTAGATTTCCACCTGTGAGCTTTCCTATCGCTCCTGAAATGTCAGCAGTAATATTACTTGTGTTTGCTGCAACAGACTGTA